GGGCAGCGGCAAGCAATACAGCAAGATGCCAGCAAGGTCCAGTAAGCCCGGCGAATCACCAGTCGCTCAGACCGGAACCTTGCGTGCTTCATGGGGAATTCTTGGCCCAGTAAATGATCAGCCCGACATGATTGATGCAAACATCTGGCAAAGAGGAATTCTTGCGCCGGGTGGAGGTAGCCCGCTCAAATATGGGTTTTACCTCGAAGAAGGAACGAGGCACATGAAAAAGAGGCCGCACGTTAAAACAGCAGTAGAAGAAACACAAAGTTGGTCTGACAGGAATCTTGATAAAGTCGCAAGAGAAATGACAGAGAGGTTTAACAAACTGGAGTTCTTTACTGTGACCGTACATAATCCGCCTACAATTGGGCCGACTATTGGTGGCGGGCAGAGAAGGCGGCGCACATGATCAAAGAAATGCATGAGGCAATTAAAACTGCCTTCTACAGCAAAACCGGGAGTTCACCAAATGATTTCACAACTTTGGTTGGCAGCCGTATATACGACACCGTTGGCCCGACAGACCAGCAAAGCACCTTCTGTGTCTGGAGATTCGAGCAAATCAACGTCGCAGGAGACTTTGCGGACAAAGAGCAGGTTGTGGCACATGTGGCCGTTTTGTTGGTTACAGACAAAAGCAAAGGGGTGACAGAACACCTAAACATCTTGAACTCACTTTCAGAACTTCGGTACTATTCAGCCGATATTACTAGCGGAGCGGACCGTATCAATTTCTCTCTTACAAGCATCGGCGGAGTGGTGCTTGACGGCAAATACCTAACCAGCAGCACGCTCTTCCGCGTGTCTTCAACGAGGCAATAGAAAATGGCGTATATCACAGGCAATGATGGCAATGTGACCTTTGGCGATGACTACAAATTGGCTTTTAACACATGGTCTGCAACTCTGACCAGAGCCTCGACAGATGTAACCGCATTTGGTGATGCTGCAAAGAGGCGGCGATTGGGCGTACTGGATTTTTCAGGATCAGCCGGTGGTCACTTTATTAGTGGCGCAACCCACAATGATCCGGGTGGCATTCATATGGCTGGTGGACACGATCCAGATGGTTTCGCTGGTGCTGTCTTTACTGTTGCGACATCATGCACAATTAGTGCAACGGTTGTTGTTAGCAGTGTTGGCTATTCTGTAGACAAAAACGGAGATTCCACAGGAACCATCAACTTTGAACTTTCCGGCGGATCAGCACCAACGATGGCATGGTCTGAAAGCGGATGAATCCTTTAGGCCAATTTACTGCTGAAGATTGGGTTGTGGTCTTTATGCTTGAAGGCGGCAAATTTAGGCGCATTGGCGTTTCGCCGGAAGCAACAGAAGAACAAGCATTGGAGTCCGCAAAAAGACTTCTTAGGCCAGACGAGGTTCCGCAAGTAGTTGACACGATTATCGGCAGAAGGCATAGTGCGATGAACCATAAACTCCAAATCAAGGAATAGCACATGCTCGAAGCAGCAATCATTGTTACGGTCAATGGCACTAAACGACGAATGCGTCAGGCAACAGTTGCGGAAGCCATCAATTTGACTGAGTTGTTTTTCCAGCAGGACCGTAACGAAATCCTCCAAGACCTGAAGGACGCAAACGCCAGCCCTCAAGAGCGTCTTGATTGTCTTCGTGAACATGCACAAGAAAGAGGAATGGCAACATTTCTTGTTAAGTGCGCAATGCGTGTTGACAGGGCAAAGTCAATCCTGCAAGAAGTAAATCCGCCATCTTCAGAATGGGTTGACGAATGCGACCCTATGTTGTTGTGTGAAACTGCAATGCGTGTTCTTGGGCATGACTTTGACGCTGAAGAGGAAAACGAAAACCCTCAGAAGGAGGAGGAGACTATTCCTTAATCGGGGTTGCATCGAACATGATGAAAATGTCGGGACATGCGGGAGTTCTGACTTGCCCAATAGGGTGGATGATGGAATTGGCAAAGCCATACTTGGATGAAGCCGAGGCAGCAAACAAGACGATGCCTGTAGACCACAGGATGCATGTAGAAAACGAAATGCGAGCAAGGTATGGCAGCAGGTAAAATCATAATTGACATCGAAGCAAGGGTTGGCAATCTTGAAAAAGCCCTTGGCAGAGTCGAGAGAATGCTCGACACGTCAGTAAAAAAGCAGCAGGGAATTCTTAATAGACTTGACAGGGAATTCAACAAGTTAAATGCGTCTGTTAGGAAACTCGGAAAAGTTTTAGGCATTATTGCTCTTGTTGCTAAAGGTTTGGAAATGCAATTCCGCTTTGCGTCTTTTGCTGTGGCAAAAATGCGAGGGGATGTCAAAGGAGCAAGAAAAGAGTGGGATAAGTTTTACCAGTCTGTTACATCGCTTCCGGTTGTTGGCCCAGTCATTGCAGCACTCAATGATTTGGCGATGCAAGTTAGCGGTGTTGCTGCCAAGGTCGAAAGAGCAAACAAAGAAATCGCAAGAATTCGAGCCAATGCAATTAAGAATGAAAGACTAATTGAGGCAAGACGGCGATTGATGGAGGGCAACCCTGAAAGAATTCGGCGGACAAAGGAAGAAATACAAATTGCCGAAACAGAAGATCCTCGAATGAAAATGCGCAGGAGATTCTGGCAGGGGCAGGTCATACTTCTCGAAAAGTTCAACGAACAAATGGACAAGGCAAGAGCCTTGAACATGACCGATGCGGCGATTGACAAGATCCGTGAAGAGTTTTCGTTGCGCAAGAAGTTGCTTAAGATACAAGAGTTGCAGGCTCTCGCGGAGTTTGATCGGCAGAAAAAAATCGCAGACAACAACACAATGCTGCAAGGAATTGCTGAGGCTTTGTCTGCAAAAATAAAGCAACTGCAAGAAGTAAGAAAAGGAATGACAGAGGAGTTGCAGAGGCAGACGTTCTTCTCAGGTTTACGTACAACCGCAACCATCGGCACTGCTGTCGGTGGGTTCACCTCTGCTCTTGGTCAGGGCAGGCAAAACTTGGTAGAGCAAGCGGCAAAGGCACAAGTGCGTATACAAAGAGAAATCAAGGAATTGATCATTAGGATTGAGAACTTGATTAAGAACAGGGACACAACATTGGAAGGCATTGTCTGATGGGTTCTGTATTTGAACAACAGGGTAACCGGACGATTGGCCTTGCTAACTCAGGCAAGGACTTTACTGCGCAGAGGATGTTTCATGCGGTCGGGTATGCAGACGAACTACAAGTAAGATCGGAGTTTGGCGGAGGGACAATGCCCGCGCTCGGTGATGAACACCCAGCAGCGCAGGGGTTGTTTGCGGCGGAATTTGAAATTGCTTTGGTTGCAGGACACGCAGATGTTTGGTCTGTCAAATTCATATATAAGACCTCAACATTCCAAGGCTCCGATCAAGATCCAGAAGAACCAGAAACACCCACAACTCCGGGCTACGTTGAAATTACCGCAAACACAAGCACTGAATTTATCGACATCTACAGAAACAACCCGACCAACCTTCCTGCGGACGGCGAACCTCTATCAGTAAACATGCCATCAGACGCGGACATTGGCGGGACACCCGTAGCCGCTGGCGGTGCGCCGGTATCTGCTCCCAATTTCAAAGTAGAAATAGGCGTTGGAGTTACCGAGCGGTTTACGGATATTAGATTCGACAACATCAGGGAAAACGTGGGAAAGCGTGTTGAAGAAACTCTGTATTTTGGCGGCCAAAGTTCTGCAAGCGAACTGACTCTGCCAGCACACAAGACTTTGTATCTAGGCGCAAACGCAACAAGAACGGGCGTTAACTTGGCGAAAGTTAATCACAGGTTTCTTGTTGATGAGAACTTCCATATGCGATTTGTTTGCTATCGAAACATCCATAGTGATATGGAACTTGACGATACGACATTCGCGCCAAGATTCGTGGTACCAGTTCAACCGTTTCCAAACAAGTTCAACGCTCGCATATTGAGTGTTCATTTTTAGGAGCCAGCAATGGCAAACGAAATTACAGTTTCAGGCAGACTTCTTTTTAACACCGCAAGCAGCAGTTCGATTTCCACTACTTACAAGGTTGATCTCAACCCGCCTGCAATTCAAGCGGATTTGGCAAGCGTAATTTCTGCCTCTGGAGTACAGAACATCCCTCACACTGGTGTGAATGCCGAAGCACTTGACAAGGGCGAAGTTGCGGCTGGCGGCGGCTGGGGGTTTTTCAAGAACGTCGGCACGACCAACGATGTAAAAATCGGCGTTTGTGCTAGCGATAGTGTCTCCAACACTTTTTATCCTTTGCTACAACTTAAGCCGGGTGAATATGCTATAACCCGCTTGGCAAATCAAAACGTAATGGCATTGGCTGTCAGCGGTGCAACTGACCTCCAGTACCACATCCAGAGCGCATAATGTCTGCAAACATTGACCCACTGAACATTCCGCACTTTGTGGGCGGAAGTGTTGGAAACCTAGATTATTCCCACATCAACCAACTGGTTGATCGGGTCAATACTCTGTCGTCGTTTTTAACGCCAGACTTGGTTTCTGCTGTTGGTGTCTTAAGACAAAACGCAAACCAAAACACACAACAGAGAGTTATCACCGCAAGAATCACAAATAGAGTTACCGATGCTCCTGCCAGCGACATCAATTTCTACCAATGGGAAGAGGTAGTTTTGGATCTCGCTTCTGGTCAATTTGAAAAACTTGATAACGGAAGAACAAGCAGAAGCGGGAATTATGCTGTCTGCGTCAATGTGCCAACAGGGTTGCACTCCGAAAAGATCGTTCAACTTCGATCATCAGCAACGTTGGGTGCAGTGGATGATGAGTACAGGCATCTTATGTATTTCACATCGAACAGTTCAACCGATCTGCAAATGGCAAAACTGACCCTTTCCTCCAGTAGTGGAAATTTGGGTGACTCATATAATGCACAACCCACATACCCGCCGGGTTACGAAGAAGAATATGAGGGCACTATTGAAAATTTGGCTTACAACGTGGTAGAAATGAGTATTGACCCGTTGCTTGGCAGTGAGATAGATGCAGAAAACTGCGAGACAAACCCAGTGCCGGAAGCGATACGACTTCCATCACAAACAAGGGTGCTAGGTCATCTTTGGCAGGAAGAGGAACTTGAAATAGAAGGTAGTGATGATCAGTTTTATTTGAAACGCACTTGGTATTTCAACCTGCATCCACCCGTAAGTGTGGATTGCAACTGTCCAGAGGGAACCCAAGAGCGATCTGGGTACGCCGGAACATTCGAGCAGCAAATGATTACGGGTGATTGATCATGTCTACGCCGAAGAAACTTGCACAAATATACGCACCAACGTCTGGCATATTGCTTTATCAACCAGACGCTGGAACCGGCACGTTGGTGACTTCATTATGGGTAGCAAATCCAACTGGTAGCAGTGCGACTTGGACCCTGTACGATGTAGACAATGGAGAATCCGCAGGAGACAACAACACTATTGTCCCAACGCAAACTGTTGCCTCTGGAAGATACACCCAACTGAAGACAGGAATTGTCTTGACAAGTGAAAATTCACTATGGGTGGCAAGCGGAACGGCCAACTCTATTGCTGTAACCGTATATGGGATGGAGTATTCGCTTAGGGGACAACTTCCCCCATCGGTTCGAGCCGAAGAAGCGGCATCCTCTCAATACGGATTCTCGCAGGCTGGCGCACCTTCTTTTGGCGGTGGAGGCTCCGGCCCCGGAACCGGTGGAGGCATCGGTGGGTAGCGGAATCATTGCTGGAGCATGTTGCTGCGCTGACGTTATCGACGAGCCTGATGACGATGAATGCGATCTCGATTGCGAGAACGTAAACTACAATGTCCCATTGCAGGTTGGAATAGTGGGCGGCGGAAGATTCGCCGGATTTGGCGGGGGATATCCTGAAGGAACTTGCACTTGCAGCCAACTTGGCAATCCGAACTGCCCGCCGCAAGGCCCCTGCGGGGTTGGATGTACAGCCGCTTTGGATATGCTTGACGCATCTGGCTGTGAAATTCCAACCTCTTCTTCACCTAATGGTTGTCTGTGTGGCGCAAGCACGGGAAATCGCTTCACGGTCACCAACATTCCAAATATAGCAGCATCAGGAACCCTTCTCCCTGTTCCCAACCAGCCATGCGAAGATATTTGGTTTTGGGAGGGGAACATCACAGTAAATCATCCAATTGGAAAATTCGAATGGCACGAACTGCGGCATAGTCCGGGCGGCAGTGTTTGCCAGCACGAAGCACTTTGGTGTCCAACAGGTACAAACATGACCATTGTTTATGAATGCGAAGCAATGTGCAATGTTTACGGGAGCAACTTCCGAAGGGCGCAGTGGGACTTTATTGGGTGGCCTAATGCAGCCGCGCCGAATCATATTCCGCCTCTCTATATTTTTGGTGAAGGTTTGGCTTCCGAAGGTTGGTGCAGAGGAATTTCTACATATATGCTAGGACCGCCATATCCGAATCAGGGTATGAATATCCATTACGACATCCAAGATATGTTCAATTCACACTGGTCCGGTCTGCATGGTCGCAGAGAAGCCATGTTTTTGCCGCAATTCAAAGCATCCCCGCAGGGATCATGCGGATGGAACACCTATGACGAGACTGTGCCTGTTATCTGGCCTCCGCCAGCCAAAGTCGAAGTTCATCGAAACTCAACCGATTATCTCAAGGGATCAACAGGATGCGGTTATTGCGCCATTCTTTCAGATATATGCCAAGAGGTCAGAGATAGATATTGGGGCGCAATCAGTATAGGAGTATAAGCATGGCGTTCAAAGACAATCCCAACTACGTTCCGATTACGAGTAGTTGTGAACACTGGAAAATGTCGATGCCAAGATTTGGTTCTTGCAAAGGCGGTCACTTTTCAGGGAAAATTGTCACGCCAAATGTCTGCCATACATGCCCGGATTACAAGGGTGAAAGTAGAGGACTTGGCGATACGGTCCACAAAGTCTTGAAGAAGGTTGGAATAGGCCGAAAGAAGAAGGGGTGTGGAGGTTGCCAATCACGCCGCGAAAAACTAAATGACCTTTTTAGCAGGGATAATAAAAAATGACCGTGACCCTTATTGGAACAAATGGCCTATTCACAAGGATTGGGAAACTTGTCGGGATGGCGAAGCGCATCAGGACAATGCAAAGCAACCTGCTGAATGACAGTGATGGGGCTGGGCAGTGTTACAGGGATGTTCTTGGAACTTATGCCACAAGTGCCTCCGAAAACGAAACTGTGCGATGGCTGGGCATGTTGAACGAAAACACTGAACAGCAAATCAATCAGACGGGAACCATGTATGGGACAATCTTGAGGGCTATTGAAAACACCATCGTCAATATGGTCAAGGCCGATAGCGATAGCAGATATAAAGGATCAAATGTCCAACTTGCATTGCAGGAGATCAATAGGCAAATGATCGCTGCCGGTGTAGCCACGGCAAGTTTTGATGGCAACACAATTACCATTGGCACGCTTTCGGCTGACAGTGGCAACAAAGGAAACGGGACGCTTGTAACTCATACAAGCCCTTCTGCTATCTACGGTCCGGCGGTGACGGCTTTCCCAGCAGCAAGGACCGAAACACTCAGTCTAACCTGCTACAAAGATGCGCAAGACAAGTCAGTTCGATCAGGAACAGAAATGTTTGAGGTTGAAGGCGGAACACCTTACGGAAACTTTGATTATCGTTTTCCCGGCGGCGGCGGTTACTACGGAAGAATGCCATCAATCTGTGAAACGCTTGATTCCAAGATGGGCGTTTGTCAGCAGCACCTTATGAATGGCGGCTTTGAATCGGTGGTTTCAAATGTGCCAGTAAACTGGTCCATTGCAACCGGCACTGCTGGGTCAGATGTTGAAAGTGAAACAAGTAGTGTTTTCCGGGGAAGCAAGGCCATCAAGATCACCGGTGATGGGTCGGTTCAACATAAGATCCAGCAGAACTTTGCAAGCATTGGCGGTACAACATCGACATTGAAGCCGGACACCGTTTATGTAATTGGAGCCGCAGTAAAGCGGGGAGGCAGCGCGCCTACCGCTGGTGTGCTTCGATTTGAAATCGTAGATTCTGGTGGGACCGTACTTTCCGCCAAGAGCGTGAACTGCCGTTTGGAAGTTACATGTTCGTCGCTTACCACATCCTATGTCCGTCACGCCGCAACAATCCGAACTCCGAAGGACATACCTTCATCTACCACTTTCAGAATCTATTTTTCAACGGCCCTGTCAAACACCCATGAGGTTTATATAGATTCAGTTGTATTGGCTCCATTGTTTCAGTTGAATCGCGGCGGCATCTATGTTGGTATTCTTGCGGGGTCTACTGACTGGGCGGTTGACGATATGTTGGATCAGCCAGTAACCAACAACGCCGAAGGCGAGTGGCTTACTGAATTGGATAGGTTCTTCGGAATGAATGAAAGTGGCTTGGTGCTGCCGGTTGAAACAGATGGATCAGAAACCGTACTGGACAGTCTGATTTCGTGATTACAAAGCAAACAATCAATTGCCCCTCCAAATGGAAGTACGATGGCGTGTGGCTTACAACGAAGCAAGTTGCAGACAGATACGGAATTAGCCCCAGAAGGGTCCGTAAAATCGCAGATGACAGAGGCATCTCTGGACGCGATTTGGGCGGTGTGCTAGTATGGACCGAGGAGCAAGTGGACTTGCTCCAGCCTCGGAAAAGAGGCGCAGCGGGCCATATGAAAAACGTAATCATCAAGCGAATGCAAGATGAGATTGACCAGATGAAAGGCAGCAAATGACCGACACCGCCGAAGCAAAGACAATGGGAATTAGATCCAGTTTTGACATCAGCACGACTTGCCTTGCAAACGCCTTGGTGTTTTCAGTTCATCAAGAAGTTTCCGCATCCGAAGACATGCAGGCTTTTGTCAGCAAGATCCACAGGACGAGCCGCAGGAAACTGTTGATCTCTGTAAAATCACTTGCACATCATGGGGGGCAGGCTGCTCTTGATTCCGATGAGTGGAAAGGGCGAGCAGGAGATGCTTGGCCCGCAGCCTTTGCTCACGCCTCTGCTCTGGTCCCCGAACTGACAGAGGCATAGAACCGGGCATCTCTTTCTCCTACCTCTCAGATCGTCTTCTAGGCGGTCTGAGGGGTTTGTTGTTTTTTGGCAAATGCCCTTGACAGCAATGGCCTACCGCAATAATCTCCTAAAAGTGCAAATGAACACAAGGCCACAGATGGCCGCAAGAAAGCACACAAGCAAAGGAACAGTAGATGGAAAACGACAAATGGACATGGGAAGATTACTTCTTTGCCCATACCAACAAGATTGCAAGGATTGTGACAAGGACGTTTCTGTATGTGGACCCGTTCAGGTTTCACTTGCCAGATGACAAGGACCACATGGAGTTTTACAACAAGGTTATCGGCAGGGTCCAAACTGCTGATTACCTTATTGATGTTCAAAAGGAAATCCTCAATGGTTGCGGAGAAAGATCGCGGCAGGCATATACAGAAGCGATGCTCCGAATCAAGAGGTACGTCTATTCGCACGGGTTCGGATCTCCTTGGTGCAAGGTCGAGCGGCTGTTTGAAATAAGCAAGCACACAAGCAGTTTCAATGCCCAACTAAGAATCGAACCGCCACAGTTGCATGGGTTTGCCGAAGAAGATTTGATTCAGTTCATGCCAATTGAACCGGGGTACTTCAAATACAACGATGACAAAGTGATCAAGTCCATGATCGAAGGCGACGACAAGCAGATGGACAAACTGTTTGATCGCCTAGCAAACTGCTGTCCGCAAAAGGCATGAGGGGTAAATGTCTGGCGGAGTACCCGTTGGCAATTCGCATTGTTGCTCACAAGGTTGTGAGAGAGCCGGGTGCTAAAATCAAAAAGTACGATACCGCATACAGGTTGTACTTGACGAACGGCGAGACTAGAATGTTCAGGCTTAGGAGACACGCCGCAATGGAAGCAAACCGTATTGGTTGGTGGGTAGGCCCAAGAGAGCCAACTTAATCCTTTGTCCCGCTTGCAGGGTTTTCCTTTTAGGGGTCCACCCTGCGAGCGGTTTTATGTTCCTCACGCGCTTGCTTCACTTGGCAAGAGAGAGACTTGCTTACACTCAAGCGCGCTGCAGCCCGGTTAATGAGGACAAGGAGGCATGGCACAGCCTCCTATTTTTATGCGCATAGAAAAACCCCGCCTTTCGGCGGGGTAGGTTTCAGGCATTTTCACATGCCGAGGCAAGAACCAGATGACGGGTATCCGAGACTGCCCGTTCATAAAACTTGCCGTTGTCAAGTTTAGCCAAATGGCCTTGGGCGAAATCATTGACAGGAACCCATTGTGTCCTGCCCTTGTGTTTCCCAGAGGTGTACCGAATATGCACACCGAGATGTTTCCTGCCGGTGTGTACATTGATCACCTTGAACTTGCCATTGCTTGTGCGATCTGAGATGAGATCGCCGCGACCACCAAGATTAATGAAACCGGATTCCTTCATGGTTCCGGTCACCTCTTTACCAACACCGAGATCGAATTTGATGTCCCGAAGGAAAACCAGTTTCGATTCTTTGTCGATCTTCTTGGTGAGTTCAGCAATGCCAGATTCGGCCTTTTCAAATTCATCTCGACGATGCTGTTTCCGTTCTTCCCGAATCTCGGTCCGAACCTTGGCAACATCAAGAAGTTTACGCTGCAACTTTTCAATCGCAGACACGCTGGAAAGTTCATATGGTTTATGCATGATTCAATTTCCTTTGTTCGTGAAATGAAAATGTAAACTCTGGTGTCCGGTTCCCTATTGGAATGCCTTGGTCGGAAGATCAATTAGATGTTTGTACGAGGTTTGGGATGGCACTCCGGTGGAATGCTCACCATCCCTGCCGAATAAACTTCATCATGAGCAACCTTTTCAGGACTGGGGTCGTCGTCTTCCTCTGAAATGTCTTCAGAGTTTTGACGGGTGAATGTCCAGCACTCACCGTCATCGAAATGGAACTCAACGTACTTGCTTGAGTTGTTTTCTCCCTGCTCAACAAACGTGATGCCGGGAATCAAGCATCCATCAAATCCAATAATATTGCCAACAGTATCCATTACGGGCTGGCTGATCTTTTCGATCAACTTTCCGATCAAGGCCGTTTTGTCTCTAAGGTCTTGCATAAGCCAAATCTCCTTTGCTTGGAAAAATGACCAAGGCACTCCAATAGAGAACCGAACGCAACTATCAACTTGTCAAAGAGCCGACTGACACAGGGCATATGCCGCCCGCCGGGAGTGGAGATAGACTCTCCCCACTCGCAAGGCAGTATACCAGATGCCCAACAGGATGTCAAATGGTCTTTTCAAGATAGGCTATATATAAGGCTTCAAATCATCGGTTCTAGGCTTGTATCAGCGATTTTAGTTTTTTCAAATAGATCAATTGCCTAATTGCAATAACTGCTGAATCTGCTACTATGTGGTCGCTGGAGAGCATATGCCCTCCACATGATAAAGGAGATGCAAATGAATGAAGACTTCAACGTCAGCCAATGCCCAATGTGCAGCGGTCAAGGCGAAAGCCTTGGAAACCTTGGCAATCTCGAATGGTTCCGGTGCCGAGGATGTGGAATCAATTTCGAGATCGGCATTGAGGAAACAACCAACAACTAGCACAGCAAAGGAGGATCAAATGAATGATTTTCGTGTTCGGTACATGGATGCCGGGATTGAGAAGTCTACAGGCAATGTTTGGGTTGAATGGGACAATGGATATTGTTACCTCGTCCGAAACGAATTTGGGGTTATCGGTGCGGTGATCACGATGAATGATGGCGACAAGGGTTGGCATGAGGCTTACGATGCGGCCATTGACGAAATCGCACACGACATTGACCCAGACCTCTATACAGATGAAGAATTTCAGATGGCACTAGAAGATGGCATTGCTACGTATCGAGGCAGTGGTGAACCATCTAACCCCAAGTTGAAGTCTCACATAGCGGACACACAATATTTGAGTGTTGAGCGTGCAGTCAGTTTTACAAAGGAGAACCGTAATGCATGAGAATCACACGATTCACAAGTATCTCGCAAAGCGAAATGATGGAAGCACTTTTCATGTGTACGTGCGACGAGATTCTGACCTTGGTTTTTCGTGGTCGGCAGATCCTGAATCGCGCTGGTACGCTTGCAGTTCCAGCACCGCAGATGAGGCGGCAGCACTCGCGTCTGGATGCTTGGGTGGCTCGCCACTGGTAAAGGACATCCAAAGGAGAACAATGATGCGTGAACAATATGATTTTTCAGGCGGAGATTACACGGCATGGATGAAGGCGAAGGGCCGAAAGCACATGTGGTGTTGGACAAAGAAGGGCCAGCAGCCAGTAGAAGAAACTGAATGGTTTGAAACTGAGGTTGAAATGCTCAATGATCATAGGGAACAACTGGATACTGAAGATGCCTTTATCAACGAGTTGATTGCGGACAAGTCTCAGAATCCCACACCAATCTCTGTGTACTTGCACATGAACATTCTCAAGGATCATCACAGGTTCTGTGCTGAGGCAAACGAGAAAGTTGGAACTCTTCTGATTGAAGGCGACAGCGCGGAACTCGAAAAGGCCAAGCAGTACCGAGATTGGTACGAAACGATGCGCGACATGTACTTCAAGGATTACGTCAAGCCTCTCGTTGACGCGGGCATATTGACTCACGACGAAATCAAGAAGATCGTGGAAGGAGAACCCAAATGATCCAATTTGATAACGTACCTAAGTCTAATGAACCAGCAGGCAACTGCATGGTTAGCGGGTGCAACGGCAGGTTGTGGACAGTGGAAGACAAGACAAAGCCTTTCCGCGTCCCTGTAGATCACTGCGGAAATAAGGTAACTGTTTACCTTGAAGCATTTGTTGGACCCAGCGGTGTAGAAGTAATCTGTGACAACTGCGCTTGCCGGTCTCTGCAAGCCTTGGAAGACTGGGATTGCAAAGTGATTGTTGGAGAAATTCCAAAAAGATCAGATAAAGCAATTGACAAGGATGGCCGCAGCGGTTAAAGTTTGCGTAGATGAGGGTTTCGTTTCAGTAGCGTAACTGGCGAAACCCTCACACAAGACAAAGGATGAAAAAATGGCTCACAACATTGAACAAAACGATCACCTCGTTCTCAACAAGAATAAGGCTTGGCACGGACTCGGCACGATTGTCGAGGAAGCACCCACGCCTTTGGAGGCTCTGAAACTTGCCCGGCTCGAATGGGAGGTTCTGGAGTCTGAAACCATGTCTGGCAAGTTCTTCGACGCAGATGGCGAGCCTTACGCAGTGAACAGCGACGAAAAGAAGATGTTGATTCGCAGCGACGACAAGTCAGTCCTTGGCATCGTTGGACAGCAATTCGTTCCGATCCAGAACCAGATGCTCGCAGAGATGTGTTACGAGATCGCTGGCAGGAGCATCGGTAACACCTCTGTTACTGTTGAAACCGCTGGGTCGATTCGTGGCGGCAAGAATGTTTGGTTCCTGCTCCACACCGACACGATTGACGTTGGCAACAAGGGCGACCTTACCAAGCAGTACCTTGCGCTCTGCAACGGCAATGATGGGTCGATGGCACTTTCCTTCCTGAACACTGATATCAGGATTGTGTGCAACAACACCTTCACACATGCCATCAATCGTTCCGGCAACAGAACCGTAACTCTGCGACACACCACGAACATCATGGACAGTATCCCGAACGTCATCAATCAGTTGAAGAACGGGGTTGCGAAGCAGCAGTTTATTGCCAACCATTACAGGGCAATGGCGGACAAGGAACTGAACACGCAGCAGATGCAAACGCTGTGGACTGACGTGTACGTGAAACTCTGGGGCAACCCTGAATCGGCCCGTGGCTTGCACGCAGATCGTGAAGAAGCACAGAAGGCGGTTGAACGCAAGCATCGCAAGATGGTCAAGGTTCTCGGAGAGTGGTCTGAGACTTGGCAGCAAGAGGTTGACGAGAACGGTCTGGACGCAAACATCTGGACAGCGTACAATGCCGTCACGAATTACCTCGACCATGATCGCCCAATGCGAGTGCGTCAAGGAAATGATCGGGCAGATGCCCGGATCGCGTCAAACCTCTTCGGCGCGAGCGCGGACATGAAGCAGAAGGTCTTTGACCACTGCACCGGACCCGCCTACATCAAACTTTGACTCCTTTGTTCAGGGGCCGCCCGTTCTTTTCTCCGGGCGGTCCCTCTCCCTTTATCTTTGGTACTAGGAAAATCAGATGAAACACGAAGAAACACACATGGAATTGATTGCCACCGAAACGCAATCCTTGTCTGCGCAAAGCGTCGAAGCGTTGCTTCTAGACGGCGATCTTGCCAAACTCACTATTGAGGACAGGCTTGCCTACTATCGAAACGTCTGCGAAAGCATTGGGTTGGATTGGAAGACGCAGCCTTTCAACTACCTGCGTCTGAACGGCAAGTTGCAACTGTATCCCACAAAGAGATGCACCGATCAACTCCGAACAATCCGCAAGATTTCGATTGACGAGGTGAAGATCATACCGTCTAACGATGGCATCTATTGCATATCGGCCAAGGCATCAGACGGTGACGGCAGGACAGACAGCGACATTGGCGCAGTCGAGACTACAGGGTTGAAAGGCACGATGCTTGCCAACGCGATGAAGAAGGCGGTTACTCAGGCCAAGCGACGTGTCACCCTTTCAATTTGCGGACTCGGTATGTTGGACGAAACCGAAATCGAACAGATTGAAGGGGCCGAGGTGTTTACGCCAAACGCGGTGAACAACGCCGAGCCACAAAGTCTGCCGGGAAAGTCTGTTGGTCAGAGGGTTCTCCTCAAAGACGAAGACATGGACGAGGGATATGACTACGTAATTGGATACGAGCCGAAGAAATCAAAGAAGGACAAGAATTACGCAGTCGTTACAATTTCGCAGCCACAGCACGACGAGAACGGATTTGTGAAGAGAACGCAAAAGACCGGCACGGTCTGGAGCCGAACCGTTGCAATGACTTGCAAGTCGGCATTCCAAGAGTATAAGCCAGTCATGATTGATTGGAAGCAG